ATCAAACTTGGAAATGGAAAGTAGCTTATAACTTAGTTAAACCTTACATAGACAAAGAAAACTATGATCGCTTTATAGTCATTCGTCCCGACAGTTACTTGAATATATTTGGTAATATAGATGAAATTGCTATAGAACCCAATGTTTTGCACGGTACTAGCCAAATAACTTTGGATACTATGGGTTATTTGTTTGCCAATGATACTATATTAGTCTGCGGCAAAGATGTATTTCAAACTTTAGGAAATTTTTATGATTACATAGAACCCATAAGTCACACATTGGGCATACATCAACATTTTGCAAACTTTCTGAAAGCAAACAATATTAAAGTCACTGATGAATTAATTCATCGCTTACAAACTGTACAACTTAGATCAGAAATGAGAACGATGTTTGAAAACAATTTGTTAAAAGATAAATACTCAGTTAATGATTTATTCAAGGTATTATGGGAACAGAACAGCGTTTAATTGTATGTGGCGATAGTTTTAATATTGGTATTGGCTGTATTGATTTACACACAGAACCATATGGCAGTTTGTTGGCTAAACAAACAAACAGAAAATTAATTAATCTAGCCAAAGGTTCAAGTACAAATCTAAGTATTTGGTTGCAAGTAAAATATGCTGTCTACAATTTAAAAGCCAACGACGATGATATTATCATAGTAAACGAAACCAGCAGTGAAAGATTTAATTGGTTCCCCGATAACAATGACATTGATCCGCGTCGAGAAATTTCTAATCTAGATGTTAATTACCACGATTATCCTCCATTTGGAAATAACTCATACGTAGCTGGATTATTAGATCGTCACCCCATGCAAGACGATCCTCTTTACACAGGAAAAATGATAACAGAAAATGTTGCAGGTGTAATAGATTACTTGGATAACTTTGTTGCTATTGGCGCCGATCAGCGTGGACTTTATTACAATAGACTAGTCGACGAACCACATGCAAAATTAAAAATAATTAAAGACTTTTATGGCAGCGTTTACAATGAAAGATTATCACAGATGCAAAGCAATGCATTCATGGTAATGTGTCATAGTTTACTTAAAAATAAAAATCTAAAGCATGTAATGTTACTGCCTAATATTTGGGCCTATGACGATACAATCGCTGACGAAAACAAAATGCAGTTTAGCTGGGGAGAGTTAACAGTAAAATATCCTGACACAGTGGGCACAGGACACGCCAGTCCAGAAGGGCACGTAGAAGCGTTTGGGATGGTAGTAGAAAAATTAAAAAAGAATGGATGGTACAATGGAAATTAAACGAGTAAACAAACATTGGGGCTATGAACTATGGATTGCTGACGGCGTTAGAACTCCATATGCAAGCAAACGCATTTTATTTAAAGAAGGCAATAGAACGAGCTTGCAAGTACACGAATATAAGTTTGAAACAAATTATGTATTAAGCGGCACTGGCATACTACATCGCAGTCGCGAACCTTTAGATATCAAAACTTTCCTGGAACAAGGAATGACCAACAAACAAGTAGAAGAATATGAATCTACATTTGAAGTAATAGAATTAAAAGAAGGCGTTGCATTTGATGTGCATCCCGGATATGTACATAGAGTAATTGCTACCACTGATTTAGAATTTATGGAAACCAGCACTACGGAATTAGACGATGTTATTAGACTGCAAGACGACCAAGGTCGAACACATGGCAGAATAAGTTATGAGCACGAATAACGTTGTTATTATACCCACGGCTGGTACTGGCAGCAGAATGGGCAACTACACTAAAAATCTTAATAAAGCATTATTACCTTATAAAGACAAGCCGGTGTTGGCACATATCATAGACAGCTTTCCTAGAGACAGTAAATTTATTATCCCTGTTGGCTACTTAAAAGAACAGATCATAGATTTTTGTTCTGCGGCATACAGTGACAGAGACATTGAATTTATTCATGTCGATGATTGGACCAGTGAAAAATCTGGAACAGGTTACACATTACTACAATGTAAAGATTTAATTGATACGCCATTTTGGTACGTACCTTGTGACACATATTTTAATCAATCGGTGGTGGATCAAGTTAGAGATAAAGACTGTTATTTTGTTAAAACTGTGCCAGAACAAGACACACATCTTTATACAATGTTTGATAAGAATCACAGTTTTCACATACATGACATTAAGTTTAAAGAAACTACGCCCGCAACATGGGCTGCTTTTACTGGCCTAATGTATATCAACGATTACACAGATTTCTTTGCACGTTTAGAGTCTAGTAACAGCAACGAGTTTATTGGCATTATTAAACTAGGCAGCGATACTGCGACTTTGAGTACATGGTTAGACTTTGGTAATCCTACAATTTATAAAACTGAACTAAGCAAAAGTCAAAAGTTTGATTTTACTAAAAAAGACGAAGTAACTTATATCTGCAATAACCGCGTAGTCAAATGGTGGTTAGACCCAAGCATAGCCAAAAAGAAATACGATAAAGTACAAGCAAATCCTTATGTGTTTCCTGCTAACTGTACGTACAGCGGAAACTTTATGGCCTATGACTTCTTTTCTGGTAAAACACTTTACGAGTTTAATAACCCCGTAGCGTTCAGCGAACTACTTAATTGGTTAGAAAATGATGTTTGGAAAGATGTAGATGCAGACATTCATGATGCAAGTATAGAATTTTATAAAACAAAAAGTCTAGCACGTATTGCCAAGTTTTTAGAAAAGTATCCAAACTTAACTCCTGTGACTAACATAGATGGAGTAGAAGTTAAAGACTATACTTATTATCTAAATAACATAGACTGGGAGTATCTTGCCACTACTACACGCCCAGGATTTTTACACGGCGATCTGCAGTTCGACAATGTTGTCATCAGCGACAGCGGAGAGTTTAAGATCATAGACTGGCGTCATGAGTTTGCTGGCTTAGTCGAATATGGCGACATATATTATGACCTAGCTAAAATGGCCGGCGGATTTATAATCAACTATGCTAACATCAAGAATCATAATTTTAATATTGAAATAGACAATGGTGTAGTAACATTAAGTATTCCCAGTGTTGACCACATAACTGTTTATCAAAAGAAGTTAAAGGAATACATTGTAAATAACAATCTAGACTACAAGAAAGTTCGTCAGTTGATACCTATTATATTTTGGAACATGAGTCCTTTACACACTGCACCTTTTGATTTATTTTTATGGTACTTGGGTATTAAATTGTTTGCGGAGTTAGACAATGACTAATCCAACGCAAAGTCAAATTGTGCTAATGTACTTTCAAAGTTTCTGTAAAAAAGATACAGCATCATTGGAAGTTTTATTCAGCGACAGCATTATGTTGACAGATTGGGACGTTCAGGTTATTGGTAAACAAAATGTTTTAAATTTTAATCAACGATTTTTTAATAGTGTAAATGATATTAGAATTGATGTAGATAAAGTAGCAGTTGGACTCGACACTGTTATAACGGAAATAAAAGTTATTATTAATAATAAAATAGTAGCTCCAGTAGTCGATGTTATTGAGTTTGATCAAGATAATAAAATAAAAGAAATAAGGGCATACAAACGATGAAAAAATTTATTAGTTTAAGTCAGTATCCGGGAAAGACTGGCGAATACTTTTACACAGAATTCTTTAAACATTATAAAATTGATGCAACGTATGAACCTAGGCAATGCAACAATTTAGAACAAAGCATTGAACAAGCAGTAAAAGAACAAGTCAACGGCATCAGCGTTAGCATGCCTTATAAACAACAGGTGATTCGTTATTTAAATAACAGTCACGCTTATGTAAATTTGTACAACAGTTGTAATACAATTAAAATAAACAAAGATACTTTGGCAGGATATAATGCTGACCTAGCAGGTGTTGAGTATATTTGTAAACTCATAAACAAAAAAGACAAAATAACAATATTGGGCGCCGGCACAGTTGGTAGCATGATTATCAAATATCTAGAAGAAGACTATTATGATAATTTAAATGTTTGTGCTCGCAGTCTTGGTACATGGACAAATCGGTTCAAAGATGCAGATGTGATTATCAATTGCACTGCATTAGGTACAAGCACAGAAGAAAGTCCTTATAAGCTAGGACAAATACCTCCAAATACAAAGCTAGTCGTCGATCTAGCTATCAAACACAACGAATTTGAAGAACAATGTAAGAACTATAGAATTAAATACGTGTCTGGACGTGAGTTTTATCGGGAACAATTTTTAAAGCAATTTGAAATTTATACTGGTATTAAACCTAGTATAGATGTGTACAACGAAATAGAAAGCAGACAACATGAAACAGTTTAAATTGGGCTTTGGCCCAATGAGCCGAGAAATTGTAGAAATACTGGCCAAACATACAGTAGAAAACAATTATCCTTTGATGATTATTGCTAGCCGCAATCAAGTTGACTACATCACTGGCTATGTATGCACAACTGCCGAATTGTCAGAACAAATTAAACCATATAAAAATCCAAACTTGCTATTGTGCAGAGATCATTGTGGTCCTTATTTCAGTGACTTGGATCGCGGTTTGTCCATTGAAGATGCCATGGAACGTTGCTTTAAAACAATTTCTGCAGACATTGCCGCGGGCTTTGATTTGATACACATTGATGTTAGTCGAATCAAAGACAATCAATTGCATTACGCAATTCGATTAATTGAATACGCACTAAAGCTAAATCCTGATATTATGTTAGAGTTTGGCAGTGAAGATAACACTGGCATCGACATTGACAGCAGTCTAGCAAGAATAGATTTACAACTGGGTTTTTTAAATCCTTATAAAAACAACGTTAAATTTTTTGTCACTCAAACAGGAAGTTTAACGAAGGACGGACAAGCAGGCTCGTTCGATATAGCTCGGAATCGAGAAATAGGCAAGCAAATCAGAGCCGCAGGTTTCTTATTTAAAGAACACAATGCTGATTATTTTACAGAAGAAGATATACAAAAAAGAATCGAAGCAGGAGTTGATAGTTTAAACATTGCTCCACAGTTGGGAAAAGTACAAACTGACTTGTTAAAAGAATTTGCGCCCGTGGATCTTTGGAACATATTTGCTGACTTAGTTTATAATCAACCATATTGGCATCGGTGGGTTCCTGAAGGTGTTACCGATAAACACATAGCAGTAAGTGTCAGTGGGCATTATTTGTTTGACAGCCAAACTTATAAAGATATTATGGCCAGTATAGATGTTAATAAATTTAACGCTAAACTAACTAGGAAGATAGAAGATTTACTGTCACACTACAAAACATTTGATCACGAACATCCAGACGTTCAGTTTCAAATTAAACTTAAGAAACGTTTAGAAGAACTTCGTAAACGAGATCCATTTATATACAGATGAACATTTGGGGAATTAGTGCCAACAGTCATGACGCCGCTGTCAGCGTTTGGCACGATAAACAATTACAATTTGCGGCGCACAGTGAACGATACAGTGGTATCAAAAACGACGGAGACTTATGTGCTGGCATCATAGAAGATGCAGAACAATATGGAAAACCTGACTTAATCGTTTGGTACGAAAATCCTGATTTAAAAACTGCTAGACAATACATGGCAGGACAAGGTGATAGAACCAAAGACAATGATATTAAATCATATCTAGCAAAATACAATTTGACACAGCCTTTGGTTATCGGTGAACACCACAAAAGCCATGCTGCCGCTGGATATTATACCAGTGGACTCAGTGACGCTACTATTGTTGTCATCGACAGTATAGGCGAGTTCGAAACACTAACAGTTTGGCAAGGGCAGGGCAATGAACTAAAGAAAGTTTACACACAAGGATATCCGGACAGCATAGGACTTTGGTTTAGTGCTATGACACAACGAATTGGATTGAAGCCCAACGAAGAAGAATATATTCTAATGGGCATGGCAGCTTATGGCGATCCTAACAAACATAAACAAGCAATATACGATGATTTCTTCGCAGTTATAAACGGACCGGAAGTTAAGTTTAAACGTAACTTACATCGTGGCTGTCCAGATTGGCGTTTAGACTTATTAAAAGAACAAGACACATTTGATATTGCTGCCGCAGTACAACAAATCTATACAGAAATACTACAAGGTATTAGTCGTTGGGCAAGAGCAACATTACACAGTAAGAACATTGTATTAATGGGCGGTTGTGCTCTTAACTGTGTTGCCAACAGTGAGATAACCGGAGACTGGGATCGTGTATGGATCATGCCCAATCCTGGAGATGCAGGATCAAGTGTTGGCTCAGTTGCCGCTTTTTTTGGCGAGCAAGTAACATGGCCGGGTGCATATCTCGGCACTAACATGGGAAAGGAATATCCAGTTGAGCAAGTTATTGACATACTTACAAAAGATAAAATCGTGGGCGTTGCCTCCGGACGTAGTGAATTCGGCCCTAGAGCATTGGGCCACCGCAGTTTACTGGCAGACCCCCGAGGACCCGCAATCAAAGATACAGTCAATGCAATCAAAAGAAGACAACAGTTCAGACCATTCGCGCCAGCAATCTTAGAAGAACATGTTCATGATTACTTTGATATGCCACAAGGTATAACTGCCAGTCCATATATGCAGTTTGTTGCTCGTTGCAGCCGCCCTGAAGAGTTTCCTGCTATCATACACAAAGATGGAACTAGCCGTGTCCAAACTGTGAGTAAAAATGACAGTCCCGGATTTAGAAAACTATTAGAAGATTGGTACGCATTAACTGGTTGCCCAATGTTGTTGAATACAAGTTTGAACATCAAAGGCCAGCCAATGGTTAACAATATCAAAGATGCACAGGACTTTTATTTAAAATACAATGTTCCTGTAGTAACGTGAGTAAAAACATTAAATACTAGTATAATGCTAGATGTGTTTTTCTTAAGTTACAACGAACCCTACGCAGACGAAAATTACGCCAAACTCCAAGAGATTGTTCCCAATGCTCGAAGAGTTAATGGCGTAAAAGGCTTTGCACCCGCACACCAAGAATGTGCGCGGAGAAGTTTCACTAATAACTTTTATGTAGTAGACAGCGATGCCGTCATTGTCAACGGATTTGATTTTTCTTTTACTCCTAGCAAATATAATAAGTGGTGGGGAACGCCTGAAAGCGAATGTATTTGTATATGGCACAGTATAAATCCTATCAATGGTTTGACTTATGGACACGGAGGTGTTAAAATATTACCTAAGCAACCATTACTTGGTGTAGACAAGGATGTTATTGACTTTACCACTGGCTTTGGTTTAATAACTAAAGTGTTTGATGAAGTTAGTAACATTACTGCTTTTAACTACGACGAGTTCAATACATTTCGCAGTGCTTATAGAGAATGTGCAAAACTGGCAGCAAACATAACTAATAAAGCTGTACGGGATCAATTAAATTTCGAAGAAGCCATTAAGTTAAAAAAGGAAGCAGACAGTAGATTACATACTTGGACTACTGTGGGCGAAGGGAAAAAGTTTGGAGACATTTGCATGTACGGAGCCCTTGAGGGTAAAAGCTATGGAATAAAATTTGCCGATGATCCTGTAAGTTTAAAAAAAATTAATGATTATGATTGGATGAAAAATGAGTTTAATAAATTCTTTGGACAATGAGCCACAAGTAAAAACAGTAAAACTAGGCACGTTTCCTGTTGTGTTTCTTAGTTTTGACGAACCTAACGCGGACGAAAACTTTGAATACTTAAAAGCTAATCACCCCAACCCCAGTCTTGTACATAGAGTACACGGAGTAAAAGGATTTGATGCCGCGCACAAAGCCGCAGCCAGTACAGCTGGTACTTCTCGGTTTTTTACAGTAGACGCAGACTGTCGCGTAGACAAAGAGATATGGAAGAAAAATATTGAACTAGTTCCTGAAATAGCACATGCTACATTAAGCTGGAGTAGTCGTAATATTGTTAATGGCTTAGTCTACGGTAATGGTGGCGTTAAGTTATGGTACGCTGAGCATGTTATGAACATGCGTAGTCATGAAGCCGCAGAAGATGGCGACAATACACATAATGTAGATTTTTGTTGGGATCCTGATCAATACAAACAAATGAATAATACCTATGGAGTTGTTATGAACAACTCTAGCCCCAAACAAGCATTTAGAGCAGGCTTTAGAGAAGGTGTTAAAATGGGTCTTGACCAAGGACATAAAGTTCCTTTAAAAGACTTTCAGCATAAAATGTATCCTGCAAATTTTGCACGTTGGTTGATTTGGATGACCATAGGCAGAGATGTTGAAAACGGAGACTGGGTTATCTACGGAGCAAGACTTGCTGCCTATATGTTGTATATTAAAAACTTTGACCATACAGTGATTTCTGACTATGCTTGGTTTGATAAATTTTGGAACAAGCAATTAAAAATATTGAATCAAGGCGAATTTATCAATGACCACAGTCATAAGTTAATGACAGAGCTAGTGTCAAAACTTAAATTGCCTTTAGTAGAACTAGATGCTAATCAAAGTGTTTGGTTTAAACATGTTCACTTTAGTCCGGGCAAAGGAACAAGCTGGCCTACATTGTTAAATCAAAGTTCATTGCCTTTATACGGATTTACATTACCGAAATACTAAAATGACGCCAGTTTACTTTTTATACACCGACGAAGCTAACATGCAAGAAAATTGGGAACGCTTGCAGTCTAAGGCCGAGCATTCAGTGGCAGTGCAAGCAGTGGGCAACATATTTGAAAGTCATAAACACATTGCCAGTTTATGTGACAGTGATAGATTTTATGTAGTAGACGCAGATTCTTGGATAGTAGACAGCTTTAACTTTGATAAGCAAATTGAATTAAAGCCAAAGAATGTAGCAGTCTTTCGCAGTAAAAATCCCATCAACGGATTAATATATGGACATGGCGGCATTAAATTATTTAGTAAAGACTGCTTTAGTGCAGAACGACTCGACAAACCTGATATGACAACTAGCCTAGCTGATGGATATATCAAAGTAAATATACTGGCCACAGAACATAGATTTAATTACAGCCCTTATAGCACATGGAGAACAGCATTTAGAGAAGCAGTTAAACTCAGTGCTGGAATTAACAAAAATAACAATGATCAAGAAAGTCAAGAGCGTTTAACCATGTGGTGCGAAGCTGGTATAGAAACACTCTACGGATACTTTAGCATACAAGGAGCAAGAGCAGGAACAAGATACGTTCACAGCAAGCACGATGTAAATAAAGTCAATGACTTTGCTTGGTTAGAGCAACAATTTAAAGAATGGATAGGTTTAGATGACTAACGCACAAATTGCATACGGGCTTGAAAAGTATTTTGTTTTTATCGGTGATAAAACCAAAGCAACATTCATTCGTAGACTAATCGATATTCAACATTATGAAAAGGTTAACAGTCCGTGGGCATTAAAAGAAGCTATACAATTTGACTATGAACGGTTATCTGACCTTAGACGATTAGATAGAATTAATACTTACACTGCTATTTCTGTTGAAAGAAATTTAACCATCGAAAACACAGTTCATCTATTGCACAGTGCATTTCCTGACGACAAATTTTGCAATACATTAACGCAAATACCGGTGCCGTTACTAGCATCTATTTTTAGCAGAACACAAGTATTAAGCAAGATTTGGATAGGCGAAACATTGGCTAAGTTTCAAAACCATTTTAGCAAAGTATTGTTGTTGGGCGGGTGGACAACACATCATACCTTGTTTTTAAAAGACATAAAAATAGATAACTTAGTTTCTGTCGATATCGATGCTAGTATTAACGAAACTGCAAAACTGTTTAACCCCGAAGTTGTTATTAAAAACGGCGATGCCACTTCTTTTGACACAAGCGGATTTGATTTAGTAGCTAATACCAGCGCAGAACATATGACCTTGGAATGGTATAATAATGTTAAGCCGGGTACCGCAGTTTTGATACAAAGTAATAACATGGACGACCCTGACCATATAAACAAGTCTGCACATCTAGGAGAGTTTCTACGGAAATATCCAGTTTCTAAAACGTATTACCGAGGCGAATACAATTTTGACAGTTATAGTCGATTCATGTTATTTGGTGTAAAATAATGTATAAAGCCAATGAAATAACCACAGTACACTTAGAAGTTACAGAACGTTGTAACGCTAGTTGTCCTCAGTGCGCTAGAAACATCAATGGCGGTGAAGTCAATCCGCAGTTACATGATGCTGAACTAACATTAGATGATGTAAAGATTATTCTTAAGCCTGATTTTATTAAACAATTAAAACGCTTGTATATGTGCGGTAATTATGGTGATCCTATTAGCGCACGTGATACATTGGAAATTTTTCAATATCTTCGCAGTCACAACGACAAAATGCAACTTAGCTTTCATACAAATGCCAGTGCCAAAACACCTGAATGGTGGAGCCGTTTACCCGCAGCCATGGGAAAGAATCACTATGTTGTATTCAGTGTTGATGGTTTAGAAGATACCAATCACTTGTATCGCCAAGGAACAGTGTGGAAGAATATAATGCGTAATGCCGAAGCATTTATTGCCGCAGGCGGCAGAGCACGTTGGGACTATATTGTATTTGGACATAACGAGCATCAAGTAGAGGAAGCAAGGACTCTTGCAGAAACCATGGGTTTTGAAAAGTTTAATGTTAAAAAGTCAAATAGATTCTTTAGCAATACCAAAGGTGCAGTTAAAGCAGAACATCAAGCAGGCAATAGAAAAGGTGCAGAAACCACGCTGTTGAGTATGCCCAAGAATCCTGAATATCAAAACGCCGCTTTAAAACAATTAGAAAGTCTAAGCAAAGACAAGGGCGAAATTAAAATCGACTTTATGACCACAGTTGCAGAATTAGAAGGCAAAATTGGCAGTCAAAAGTTTAATTTAGATCCTAGTAAGAAAAAAGACATGGAAAAGTATTGGGACACTGTAGAAGTTAAATGTAAGGTCTCCGAAGAGAAAAGCATTTACATCACAGCAGAAGGATACTTACAACCATGTTGCTGGACAGCAGGACAAATGTATGTATGGTATTGGAAACAACGTGGCGGACAAATTTGGAATGCCATAGATGCCGCGGGATTAGACACATTGGATCTGCGAGTACACGATTTAAATGATGTTATTAACGGCAAGTTTATACAAGAAATTATTCCTGAATCATGGAATAAGCCAAGTTGTGCCGAAGGCAAGTTAGCAGTATGTGCCAAAACATGTGGAGCTAAATACGATGCTTTCAAGGAACAATTTAAATGACTCCAATCACGTGTACCGAATTAACTAACAGTTATGATATTAATTTAACGTCAGGAAGTTTGGCACACTGCTGTAGATTTAAATACATCCCTTTTAATAAAAATGAAGTAATAGAATTAAAAGGGTTGTACTTTACTGCAAATAAAGAAACAATACAGGCTAGAGCAGATCTATTGCAAGGCATACGCACACCTCGATGTCAGGGTTGTTGGGAAATAGAAGATGCCGGCAAAGAAAGCTGGCGTCAAAGTCACATAACCAGTGCTGACAATGTCAAGTTAAATTTACAAATTAGTTCATTGTGCAATCAATCTTGTTTTTATTGCAGTCATGTATTGAGTAGCAGTATTGCAAAATACAAAAGATGGGTACAAGACGAAACTGGAGACATATTCAGTTGGCCCGCAGAAAAAAACAATAATGTTATTAATTTTGAATACATAATACAATTTGTTTCAACATTGCCAGAACATGTAACTAATTTAACTTTGGGACTTACTGGCGGCGAGCCATTTTTAGTAGAAAACTTCAGCGATAAAATAAAAGCATTAATGTCTGAGTTTTGCAAAAAAAGCCCCGATAGACGCATTGAACTAGCAATATCAACTAATACAAATGTTGATGTAGAAAATTTAAAATACTTTTACGACATACTTGCTGAAATGAAAACAATGTATAATCTTGATATTGAAATTACCAGCAGTATTGAAAACTTAGAAGAACGTGCAGAATATGTTCGCGGCGGCTTGGTTTGGACTAATTTTGTTGAAAACTTTAAAGTACATAATGCAAATGCAGATTCGCACAAAGTTAGAATGACTGTTAACCCGTTTACCATAGTCAGAATCGTTGATTTTGTTAAATTCTTTTCTCAGTATGATATGTTATTAAACTATAACTATCCTTACCAAAAGTTTTTTAGGATTGATGTATTAGATGAAACTTTTAAACGCGAACTAATAGAACTGGAAGATTATCTATACTATAATGCACTACAAGATAAATTCTTAGGTAAATGGTTTGCTAATTTAAAAGATCATATCAGGGACGATAAAGAAAACGCTAAGTTGTTTAAAAAAGCAATTACTAACATAGACTCAATTAGAAACACTAATTGGAGAACTGTGTTTCCCGAATATATAGAATGGTTTGATAAATGACACCAATTAAAGTTTATAATACAACAGATAGATTTGTCGTAGATTGGACAATAAATTCTTTATGCACATATCATTGTAGCTACTGCCCTCCTACGCTTCACAGCGGAGTAAATGTCTTTAAAAGCAAACAAGAAGATCCTGCGATAGTTAAAAAGTTCTTAACAGACTTGTCAAATAAATTGGGTGAGCGTAGCAACGTACACATATTTTTAAATGGCGGCGAACCTACAATTAGCCCTAGCTTAGAAACAATCATTGACTTTTGTAATGAAAAAGAATGGTGTTTGTATCTTAGCACCAACGGCAGTAGAAGTTTGGAATGGTGGCGAGAATATGCCAAAAAGATTTACAAAGTAACAATAAGCTATCACCCAGAATCAGTTGACGACAGTATATTTGAAAAAGTTGAATACATTGGTACACAAACAAACGTTGGTGTATTTACGTTAATGTATCCTCCATATTGGGATAAAGCTGTTGCTGCCTTTCAACGATTTAGAACAGTTAAAGATATTACACTAGAACCAAGTAGAGTGTTTAAACGTGAAAGTTTAAAACATGACAGCAGTTATGAATACACCGACGAACAACTACAATGGTTAAAAGATCACAGCGGCTTAAATATAAGAGGTATTGCATTTGTTGCTCCTGATCATCGTGCTTATGGCCAAAACTATATTGAATTTGACAACGGACAAGTTGAAAAATTAGATGAAGTAGAGTATGTTAATAACTTAAAAAACATATTTACAGGATGGGAATGTACTATGGGTGTCAATCATATTTTTATTGGACCTGATGGTTATATAAAACATAGTGCTTGTAATCAAGCAACCATTCTCGGTAATCTTGAATCTTTTGAATTTGCCGAGCCACAAATTTGTAAAATTAAATACTGTACATGTACCAATGATGTCTTAATACCTAAGAAAAAAGTATGAACAATTATTTAGATAACCCTTCAAAACTTCAATTTGAATTAAGCAGTATGTGCAATGCACTGTGTTTGGGCTGTGTTCGCACAGATTCAAATACATTTAAAAATAAAAAGTTTCTAATTCCTGACAAACAGTATATCAGCTTTGATACTTTTAAAAAGATACTACTTGCGCCAGAATTTAAAACAGTGGAAGAACTAGAGTTTTGTGGAACAATTGACGATCCGTTGATGCATCCTGAATTGTTAGAGTTTTTAGATTTTGCCAGCACTGTAGGTAGTTATAATATAATGCTACATACCAATGCCAGTTTGAGAAATGTAGAATACTGGAAAAAATTAGCACAAGTATTAAAAAAACATAGACAGCACACAGTTAAGTTCAGTCTTGATGGATTAGAAGATACTAATCACATTTATAGACAAAAAACAACTTGGTCTAAGATCATGGAAAATGCTGAAGCATTTATCGGCGAAGGCGGTCGCGCAAGCTGGCAATATTTAATATTTCCATGGAACGAACATCAATTAATGGAAGCCAAAGCATTAAGCGTTAAGATGGGCTTTTATGAATTTATGAGCAGACATGACAGAAGTCAAATAACAGCATTGGGACTTGATCATGTGCAAAAAATAAAAACTAACAATAAACAGTATAACGCAGATTATAAAATATCTGTGGACGACATTAATAAAAGATTGGCCAACTCATTAGACGATGATATCAAGTGCAACAATAAAAATTATAAAATGTATTTTATCAGCTTTGACAGTAAACTTTGGCCTTGTTGTTTTTTAAACAACGGCTTTTTCCAAACAGAAGCAGGCAAAGTTGAAATACTACAACAACGATTGTATGATGCTTATGGCAGCGATGATTGGAATGACATAAGTTTACATAGTATAGGAGAAATATTAAATCACGAGTTTTATAAAAACGATTTAGTTGAAAGTTGGGATTCTCATATACACGGATTAGAAAAAGGTACTAGAGTACACAGATGTACAGAAGTATGCAGTGTTAAAAAATTAGAAAAGTTGCCAATTGGCAATTATAAAGTTATATGAGACTAGATTTTTATGGTTGTAGCCTAACTGCAGGAGACGAATTGTGCGACGATTCGTACTTTCCCTGGAAGCATGAATGCTCGAGTTATATAGAGTATTATAATAGAAGGAACGAACAATTTAAAAATAAACCAAAATTAAACGAAGAATACAAAAAACTAAATTTCAAGTTAGCTTATCCTGCACATATAGAAAAGTTAACTGGCTATCAAGTATTCAATCATGCTAACAACGGTGCTAGCCTCAGAGAAATGGTATATAAAATTATACGACAAGTTTCTTCAAATGAATACACGGACTGTATCTTTTTACAATTGCCGCCGACTTGCAGAGAATTTGTAATTGCTGGTCCTTTTCCTTTTTCGATACAAATGGCTTCGGCAATTATGTATGATACAATTCCAAGTACAGCACGATATGTTCAAGAAAAGGTTTCTTTAGTAAATTTTTACTCTTGGACTGCCGATGACTTTATGGATTTAATAATGTTAGATGGCTTTCTTAAATCTAAAAATATACCACATGTGTTTATAGAATTCGGCCCTTGTTTAGAAATTAGAAAACGTGAGTTAGAAGCTAATGAAAATTTTGGCTTTTTGAATAATCAAATAGATGCGTTAAATATAATCGATTTAATAAAACACGTAGAAGCTAACAAATTGTTAGGCGGTCATTATGACGCAGGCAGTCATCGAAAATTTGCAGAGCATATTGTAAATAATATTTTAAAAATATGAGACTAGATTTTTATGGTTGCAGTTTTACTGCAGGGGATGAATTAAGCGATGACATATTCTTTCCTTGGAAACACGAGTGCGAAAGTCCAAAAGAGTACTATATTAAACGAACTGGATACTTTAATGATATACCGTTTTTGCACGAATATAAAAGACAAAATGCTAAATTAGCTTATCCTGCTCAAATAGAACAGTTAACTGGGCATCAAGTATTTAATCATGCCGACAATGGAGCCAGTTTGAGAGAAATGGTATATAAAATTATACATCAGGTTTCTTCAAATGAACAAACGGATTATATATTTTTGCAAATCCCCCCATCAGCAAGGGAATATATAATCGATGATGTGTATCCTATATCATTGTTAATGAGTACAGCAATATACAGTGATCATTTTATTAAATTTCAAGATTATATTAAAGCAAAAATAGCCACACACGAAACATATTCTTGGATAGTCGATGATTATATGGATTTGCTTATGTTGGATGGTTTTTTAACAAAAAAGAAAATCCCTTATAAATTTATTGATATTGGTAATTTTTTAAAATTAAATAGAAAAGAATTAGCTGGTTTACAGAGATATGAATTTTTACACCAAGAAGTAAACAATCTTAACTTAATAAAATTGTCAGCGATCTCTGGACTACAACGATGTTTTGGCGGACACTATGATTTAGCTACCCATAAAAAATTTGCAGAAGTGATAGTTAAATTAATTCTATCGAATACAAGTAGTAAATAACAATATGACAATTCCAAGTAAAACCTTTTGTATCCTGCCTTGGGTACATTTAAGCACTCGTCCTAATGGCCATATGCGAGTATGCTGTACTGCTAATGCCAGTTCAGTGGGCCCAACAAATGACAAAGTTCACGGGGGTGAAGTTGGTATTCTTAAAAATGCCGACGGTAAACCTGCTAACTTAAATCACACAGACTTCTTATCAAGTTGGAACAACACTTATATGAAGAATACTAGACTTAAAATGTTAGCAGGAGAAGAACCTGCTAGCTGTACTAAGTGCTACAAAGAAGAACGTGAAGGACATAAATCAAAGCGTGAATGGGAAACAAAGTATTGGAGTCAACGAGTAGATTTGGATCAATTATTAGCCAACACTCAAGAAGACGGCAGCGTTCCTCCTCATATTGCTTATATTGACATGCGCTTTGGAACTAAATGTAATCTAGCCTGTGTTATGTGCAGTCCGCACGACAGTAGCTTATGGATTCCAGAGTGGCAAAAGATGTATCCTAAAGTGCAAAACGAAACACTTAAAGATACAATGCAATGGGGCAACAAAGGACAGGAAAACGGTGCAAGTTATAATTGGCACAAAAACAATCCTGAATTTTGGACTCAGTTATGGGATCAGATTCCTAACATGAAGCAACTTTATTTTGCCGGTGGCGAGCCTTTAATCATTGAAGAACACTATGAAATTCTTGAACAATGTATCAAGAAAGGTTATGCTAAAGACATGGAAATTCGTTACAACAGCAATGGTGTAGAATGGCGTGAAGATTTGTTTGAATTGTGGAGTCACTTTAAATTAGTTCGTTATCACTATAGCGTTGATGCCATTGAAGAGCGTAATGATTATATTCGTTATCCAAGTAAGTGGGAACGAAACTTAGAAGCATTTAGACAGCTCGATGAAGAAACAGGCAATAATGTAGAAGTTACTATTGCCTGCGCAGTACAAGCATTAAACATTTATTATATTCCTGAGTTCTTAAAATGGAAACTAGAGCATGGTTTTAAGAAAGTTAACATGTGGCCATTTGGTGCCGGCGGAGTAAACTATCACTTTGTTTATCATCCACCACACTTAAATGTTAAAATCTTGCCAGCATGGTTCAAGGACGAGATCGAACGTAAGTACGAAGAATTCATTCCTTGGTGGAAGGCAAATTGGCAAAAAGGTGTGCCAAAATGGCACGAAGGCAAAGTCACAGAGGAAATGTGGTTAAATGCCGACTATGGTATTAATAGACTACGTGGTATGGTCAAGTTTGCTAAAAGCGAAGACTGGAGCAATCGTTTGCCAGAAATGAAAGAATACCTAGAGCTATTAGATAAGCAACGTGGCACAGACTTTTACACTACATTCCCTGAAATGAAGGATATATTTAAGAACCTATGAACAGGGATGAGCTATTACAATCAAAAACTTTTTGTATACTTCCATTTGCTCAAGCATGTATTTGGCAAAACGGAGATGTAAAGCCCTGTTGCGTTAATAAAAATTATACTTTTGGTAATATTCGGAATACTCCCATTGAAGAAATATTTTCTAAAAATAACAAAAAAATAACTGATTTTAGAAAAGAAATATTACATGGAGAAAAATTGCCTAAATCTTGCGGAGTTTGCAATAAACTAGAACAGCGGTTCGATGTTGGTTCTCCGCGGATACATCATACCTTCAACAAAAATGTTGGCTTGTTAGATCTAATTGATATATCTTCGCCCGAAGCATTAATTAACAATGAAAACATTTACATGTGGGATGTTAGGTTTTCAAATCTTTGCAATTTAAAATGCCGGTTTTGCGATCCTACCAGCAGTTCGCGAATCGCAGAAGAAGAACGCAGTCTTAATCCAAACTATCCGCATAATATAAATGAAGTAGCTATTAATGATCCCAATGACTTTCTTAATTTTTTCGAAAAGCATTTAGATAATATAACAGAAATTTATTTCGTAGGCGGCGAGCCGTTGTTAATGGAATATCATTACAAGATACTTGATTTGTTAATAGCAAATAATAAATTTGATGTTAATCTAAGATACAATACAAATTTTACAATTTTAAAATTTAAAAATAAACATGTATTAGATGACTATTGGAAATATTTTAAAAACATTACAGTAAGTCTTAGTATCGATGCAGGTTGGGAACAATATGAATATATAAGAAATGGCGCGAGTTGGGAAACTGTGTCTAATAACTTATTACAGTTAGCCACTAAAACTCCGCATGTTTATAGAACTGTAGGCATAGTTGTTACACTTTTTAATGTATTTCATATAAGACGGTTAATGACTTACTTAGTAAAAAATAAAATAGTAGATGCATTTTATCTGATGCAAGTAGACGGACATCCTTATTATAGTATTTCTACTTTGCCTCAATCGATCAAGGATAAAATAATAGAACATTATGAAACATGGATTAATGAACTATACGGACCCGATCGTTTAGCATTTTCTAATATTGAAGTGATCAAAAAACAGTTACAATTTGTTATAGATTTAGCCAAAAATAGTGATACTAGTCATTTTTTAAAATCATTGAAATATCATATCACGCAAAAAGATAATTACCGGAATGAAAATTTTTATGAAACGTTTCCTGAACTAAAGGATATTTTTAAAGATGTTCGAGAATAAAACCCTAGTAGGATTAGGATGCAGTCATACATACGGACAAGTTTTAGATGATTTTAACAGAGAAACTTGTCACGAACGAAGCTGGGTTAAAAAATTAGAACGTATAGGCAATTTTAAGGAAAGCGTTAACCTTGCCTTACCTGGAGGCAGTAATGCTAGATCTGAACGTGTGTTGTTTGATTTTTTAAAGAATAACAACAAAGACTTATTAGTTATTTTTACCGTCACTGAATTATCAAGGTTTGAAACATTTAATGCTGAAAGCACAGAAGCTCCGTTTGGTTCAGAAATTGACATTGGATATCAAGCAGAAGCAACTTGGAAATTGTTGCCTGATTTAGAACATAAAATAGATCCTAAAAAAGTAGAGTACTTGCAATATCATTATTCAATGTGTTCTGGGCACAGGGATGATGTACTAAGTATTAATAGAAGAATAGTGCTGATTCATTCGTTTTTGAAGTTATTAAATATAGAACATTATTTTGTAGAAATGGTCATGGCACCAGGAACCATACGCCGCGAGCAATTTGGTTTTACACTGCCCTTTATAGAATTTAAGCCTAAGGGCAAGCCATGGCAACTTTTTACAGCCTTTGATTGGGTCGAAGAAAACTATGGTTTGGAATCATGTAAACATTGGAATCACGAAGGCAGTCAAGGATTAGCTGAATATATGCTTAAATATATCAAGGACAATAGAAAATGATTAATTTAGAATATGTACCAGGGGATAACTTAGTAAAACAATTTATACCCGTTGATGTTAATGAACATCCTCGTTGGATGAGCACATGGAGCGATTCAAGCTATGCTGTAGATAATGTCTTTACCGAAGACGAACTACTTTGGTTAGAAGATTTAATGCACAGAGAACACAATACCAGACGTGTAAAGCGTAATGGTACACTACACTTTAATGTTGACAATCAACGTATACAAAATAAGTTTTTTGATAAACTAAAAGCCGTTATTCCAGAACTAACCAATGACACTGTTTGGGAAGGTAACTTTTTAATCACTGCCACTCCTTACAATCTACACATAGATACAGGTAATCCTAATACATTAAAAGACAGTGACAGCGTTCCTGGTAAACAGTTTATTATTCCATTGTGGGTATGCCATACTAACCGAGAAGATGAGCATCCAATGTGCGGTACTGCTATTTTTAAGAACCGCTTTTTAATGTACGGAACAAACTTTGCTAAGAACAGCCCGCAATATGAAACTAACGTATTCTATACAATCAGTGACTATCGAGGTATGCCTTGCTATCATAGAGACGGAACTCCATGGGACGTTGACTGGGATAAGAAAACTATAGACGATGAAACATACAACAAATATTTCAGCCATTTTAAACGCGAATGGCTTGATGGATTTGAACTAGAAGCAGTATACAACTGGCGTCGTGGCGGCATTATAGTATTTGATCGTTGTCAAGCACACACTGGAATTAATTTCCCTAAAAACAAAGTAACGATGAAATGCGGCTTGTCAATGATGACTACTATCAAAAAATGATTGATAAAAAAGATATTAGAATAGTTCACGTTGAAGCCAGTAGTCGTTGCAACAGCCAATGTCCTATGTGCAGTAGATACACAGGACTTGGTTTTGTGCAGCCTGATTTAGTCGAAGGCGATTTAACCGCTAACGTCTTTTATAAACTATTCACCAAAGAGTTTACTCGTCAGTTAGATCATGTATACTTCAGCGGAGTTTATGGCGATCCTTGTTTAAACAAGCTATTACCTGAATTTGTTAACTATTTGATCGATAACGGTTGTGGCACAGTTAGCATAGATACAAACGGAGGATATCGCAGTGAAGATTGGTGGGCAAGTTTAGCTCATCCAAATGTATTAATTAACTTTGCACTAGACGGCACAGACAATGATACATTGGAAAAATATAGAATTGGTGTTAAGTACGATAAAGTGTTTGCTAATTTAAAAGCCTATGTTTTGGCAGGAGGTCAAGCACAATGGAACTTTATTACATTTAAACATAACGAACATCAAATTGAAACTGCTAAACAACTTGCAGAAGAATTAGGCGTTAAGTTTAGATTAAAAGTAACACAAAAGTTTCGTGGTAGAAAAGATTTTAAAGTATTAGTAGATGGACAGCATGTCTTTACATTAGAGCCTCCCGAAAACGAACAATACAGACATTCCAACGTTGGAACAGTCGAACACATACCAATTGCCGCGTTTAAATTCGAACTAAAAAATTATTCAAAGCTAAATGACAATAAGATAACATGCAAAAGTTTAGAACGCGATGAAGTGTATTTGGCAGCAAACGGCATGTTGGCTCCTTGTTGTTACATAGGCACACATACACACGACAGCCCGGGCAGTTGGCAGTTTACCAAATTGTATGACACTGCTGATTTTGATTTGAACTTGCAGTCAGTTGACTATGTTTTAAATAAAATGTATAATATAAGTTCAAAATGGAATGACACAATAGAAAACGGTAATTTAATCACTTGCTTACATACCTGTGGTAGTCAAGAGAATACAACTCTTTACATTAACGATAAGCTAAACAAAGAAAACATATTAAAACAATGAATACAGACAGCAAGACATTTTGTATAATGCCCTTTATACATCAAAACATCAAGCACGAAGGTAAAGTAGGTGCTTGCTGGCGCTATCCAGATCGTATCGGCGATTATCGCAGTCAAACACTCAGCGAAATTTGGAACAGCGATCAAACAAAAGAACTTCGCAGAGCATTGCTCAATGATGAACGCCCTAATGGTTGCCGTAGTTGCTGGGACTTTGAAGACAGTGGTGTTGCCAGTACTCGTCAAACTTGTAACGAAACATACAAAGACAGTTATAAAATTGACTTTGACAAAGTTGTCAGCAAAGTTGCAGAAGATTATTCGATGCCTTATGAACCCCAGAGTATAGAAATACGTTTTGACAATACGTGCAATCTACGCTGTAGACATTGTAGTCCTACCTATAGCAGTCAATGGGAAGTACTAGCATTTAAAGACCCCGAAGTTAAAACATTCTTTACTGAGCATGGCGCAGGCAGACTAGAACGTAAGCATATTAGTTTACCCGAGCGTAGTTTTGAAGAGTTTAAAAATGCTATTCCTTATTTAAAAGAAGTATTGATTGCTGGCGGCGAACCTTTGCAACAAAAGCGACATTGGGAAATGATTGATGCCATGGCTGACTATGCACAAAACATTACACTAAGTTATAACAGTAATCTAGTTGCCCTGGGCTTGGGCTATTACAATGTATTAGATCATTGGCCCAAGTTTAAAAAGATTATCCTACGTGTAAGCATAGACGGCGACGACAGTACATTTAGTTACTTTAGAACTAACGGCGATATTAACAAAGTTGTAGAGAACGTGCAAAAGTTACATGCTTTGCCCAATGTTGAAATGAGTTTAACTACCACAGTCAGCATTTATAATATCAGCAGATTGGTAGACATTGTTAAGTTTGTAAACAATGCAGGGGGGTTATTCCATACCAGTTTGGTACAATATCCTCGAGCAATTAATCCTAAGGTATTGCCCGCTGACATCAAAGCAAAGATAACACAAGACTGGACAGAGTTTAAACAAACACTAGACTCGGATGCTAATCTGTGGCAACATGCTAAGTGGAGTGATCCAAGATTAGTTAATCAACAAAAAAAGCGTATTATTAGATATGGAGATTATGTTGTTAACTATATGAATGCTGAAGACTATTCGGCAGATCTTAGTGAAACTGCCAAGTATATCAACTTTATGGACAAACAAAACTCTACAAGTTTTGCAGAAGTTTATCCTGAATTAGCTGGCATCCTCGTTTAAGAATGCTTTTACTTTTTCGACTAACTGCGGAATGTAGTCGTTAATAGAATTTTTTCTTATAGCGTCCATCTTTTCTGTATACTCTAAGAATAGTCTAGCATTTTCTTTATTACCCTCTGATTTGATTATCAGTTGTTCTAGCTTACGCAGACTAAATCTAATTGATTCTGGTACTTCCGGTAAACTAGGATACATTGTAGTAAACTCTCTGCGAAGATTCACAATCCATTCTAAAACCTCAGAGTAATACTTACTTGGTAATATATTGATGTTGATATAATTTGGATCAAATGCTGGTTGCAGTTTAAAGAAGCCTTGATAACTGTCATCATCAATTAATTCTTCTTTAAATTTAATTGTAATGCTAGAAGCTATTAACTTATCGAGCCACCATGTCATCAGCGTAGGTACTTCTAATATATTTAAAACACTAAGCGTAGTAGACATTATCACAGGAATGTTTTTATTCTCTTTAGCAACGTTGATCCAGAAATCCAATGCATTGCTAACTGTTTGTTTAGTGTCGCCTTCCCATTGACTGCCAAAACGGATGTAGTCATTCAATTTACCTTTAGCGTCAATACTAAGGTTTAATTGAACAGTTTTAAACTTAATCAAATTCTCTAATAGCTTTGGACTAGGAATGTAGCTACAATTAGTATAAATCTCTAAGTTAATATTTTCAGGATATCCTCTAGTTACAATCTGTTCGATGAACTTAGTAAACTCTGGATTAATCATGGGCTCACCGCCAGTAAACTTGATAATCTTCAGCGACTTAATATGATCATCGTCTAAATCAAATTTTAAGTTATCTAACTTTGGAAATACTTCTCTTTTTAACTTAGATGCATATTGAGTATTTTCTAAAGAATTGTTAAGAGAAACTTCGTTGTCGTGCCAAGTAGTGCTCAACGTACTGTTACATGTCAAACAAGCTAGATTACAATAGTTACCAAACCCTACTTCTAAAAATTCTAATTTATGTGTAGGGTGATCTGGCTTTTTATGCAAGTAACCATTATTGTACAAAACAGCAGAACCTAAACGCATTGATACTGGCACATCACTATCGGATGATTTAATTTTTTCTTCTTGATAGCATTTATGACAGCCAGTAATTTCTTTAAATTCTACTGTGTTAGTTCTTGCCGCTTCCCAGTATTCACTGTTGAACGTATCTTTAATACTGTGTTTTTGTATAGTTAAATTTAATCGTTGATTAACTAAACTTAAAATGTTGTGATCCGAATTCTCTTTAACAAACTCTGGATCATTAAATTTGTCTAAACTGTTATGTCCGTCGTACTTGGTAAATTTCTTTAATTCGTGTACAGTGTCATATCTACAGCAAAGTTTACTTTGTCCGCTGGGTTTATACTGCACATGCATCCATGGTAGAATACAAAACGTAGGATTCAATTCAGAGTAAATTTCTCCGGCAAACTTTTCGTAAGGCTTGTTATTTTCATCAACAGTGTCTACTTTGCTGACAAATCTTTTAAAACTTTTCATCCACAAAATATGCAGGATGTTGTTCATACTTTCTGTAAATAATGCCTTGTCGTAGTTAGCTGGATTGATACCTAAATAGACATATTGTTTTTTATTACTTTCCAAAGGAGGTAAATCAATTAAGAAATCGACGAATCTTTTATTTTCATGTATGATATCAATATTAATATAGTGAAACACAGAATTTCTAAAATGTTGCCACGAGTCTACAAAATCATTGTAATCGTTGCGTGAAATTCTTCCAAATTGTCTATTTGAATCAAATTCTTTAATGCAATAAGGCTTGACTGTAATGCCAAACTTTTCTTCTCCTGCTTTGATATGTTCGAACAATGTATCAAATGTTCCATCCCATTTGAGCATGTGTTTGAACATTTCTATATTAGTAGGATTTTTATCATAGATAATAAATGAAGATTTGAGTTCTCCAGGAGAATAGATAAGCCTAGATCCAAATGCTCGTTGCATTAATCTAAAAATGCTGTCAGCAGTTGCAATGTATCTTATGCAGGTAGTTCCAATTAGAGTACCTTTGTTTACTGCAACTATATGATCATCTATGAGTAAGTAAGGAGGTTTTGTCATTCAATTGGTGTTTCTAAAAATTTAATAGCTTCTTCAAAAGACTGCCACTGTTGCAAATCAGTGCCAGGATCTTTGTAATCAACATAGCCGTTTACTTTTCGTTTCAATGATTTAATGCATGTACTAATATTATTACGTAAATTTAAGTATCCATAGCCAATAATATTATTTCTCCAGCCTGCAATATCACTTAAACAGATATAAACGTTTTTACCTGTTACCAGTTTTAGCGCATTGTAAGGATCATCTAGCATATCTGCTTCGATGTAATCGTGCTTAAAGTTTTTAAATCTTTGCCAACAGTCTTGCAAGTCTTGCTCGTCTTTAAAGAAAGGAATCATTGCTTCATAGACATCTCCTAGCTCTTTCATAGAGTTCATGTGAAACACATCTTTGCCCTTGGCTTTCCATTCATTTGATATAGTAGTTAATACTTCTAGCAAATGTGCTCTACTGCCATCCCACATTTCTATAATTTGTCGTCTTATACCCACGCATTGATGGATAATGTCAAAATGGATTACATGAACATCTTTACGTGGACCACCGTGATGCATACTAACAATAAAATCTTTGAAGCCACTGCTTGGCAACATGATAGTATCAACAGCGTCCCAGTTAATCTGTCCTTGTGTAAATGGAAGATAGTCTTCTGTGTTTTTAATAAAGCATTGCCATGTTTGGTCATTTATCCTGCGAGGATATTTGCTGGGCATGATTCGTTCTAGTACTTTTCTATACTGATCATTTAATTTTGGCATTAGTTGTATAGCTTGCCAAAAGTTGTTAAATTTTTCAATATTAACTTCGGGATACAAATAAGTTTGTGTACTGCGTATACCTTCGGACAAATTGTATACCGGAATGCCGGCCTTTATAGATGCATCTATAATATTCCAACCTTTTCTAACTTTAGTTTCTACTCGGCCTTCGCCTCGGTTAATCTCTAAAGGAGTATACGTATCATGAACGCATTTTTCGGATGGAATTATTTTAGTCACAGTTTCTTTGCCGGAGTCTTGACCCCAACTAGGACTTCCTAATTCTTTCCACTTTTTGATATTCACGATAGCAGTAATAGGATAAAGCCAGAAACTGTCTTTCCATAGATCTGCACTTATATCTTTAAACATGAGTCTGTTTTGATATTGATCCATGATATGTCCTGCAACTAACCACTCGCCGTTTGTTCTTTGGTCCAGTGCTTTAATAAAATCTACGCACTCATGATGGTATCTATGTATATCACATATATTGCCTTCCCATGTCATTATAACAAAGTCTATACCTTTTTTACTAGCAGAAAGAATACATTCATCTTCTGTAGTTTCAATTATGCCTAGTATAGGATTATCTGGCATGATATCCATGTACAAGTTACGTTGATAAAATGTTTTTAAACTTTTTCTAATTGTTGGGTCTATGCCCAACTTTTCTTTGTCCATTACCAATACATTGGTGAATGTTTTATTCATAAATTTGTTTCCAGTTCAAATAATTATTGTAAATTCTATCCTGCCAAGAATCACCGGCCCAGCCATGTGCTATGATATGATATCTATCTTCGTTGCTGTGATTAAAAACTTCGTGTACATTAAACAAGTTTAGTTTAATAGCTCTGCCTTGTTCCCATGGAAGTATTCCAATGTTATCCATATAGAAATTACAGCCATCGGGATTGTTAAGGGCTACATTAACTGGTCCAATATGATTTTCGTTTTGAGTTAAACTATCTTTGTGAGGTATAACCCAGCCGCCTGGTGCTAATTTCATAATTCGAATTCTAAAATACTTTTTATAATCAAACTGCGTTTTAAAGAAATTGGTTATAGTAGGGCACCAGTCTGAAACATCAGTCCAACGCCACGGAGCATCTGCATCTGTAAAACCATATGTGTGACTACTTTCTGTGTGTACACTGCTAAGTCCGTGAATGCATAAACTTGACCACCCGGCATGTAGTTCGTGACTCCTGTGCGGAACATAATGTTTTTGTAAACGACGAGCTTCAAACAGCATTTGGTCCCAGTCTGCTGTTTCTTTCCAATCATCAATTGGCAAAAATGGAATGTCACTGGACATGTTAACGTCTCTGCCTGTTTTTAAATCTTGTGGGTATTTTATTCTAGCTGGATGTCTATTCCTTGCGGCAAATTCTTTAGGATCTTCGCCACTTACTCCATACTCGTTTACTAAGTCGTCTGCCATAATGTTCTTCCTGGTTATTGTAAATAAATATTTATCTACGCATATAATAAATTACTATGACCAACACCACATATTGTTCAAAAAATTGGACTGACATTAACATAGATTTTGAATCTAGAACACTGCGTCATTGCTGTAAAGCGAAAGGTCATGACTTTCCCGAACAATTAACTGAACAATTCATTAGTCTAAATGATGTTATACAAACTAGAAGACAACAAAGTTTAGAAAATATTGCACATGATGATTGTTCGTCGTGTTGGAAAGACTATGACAACGGACTAACTGCATACAGGGATTGGTCTAATAGATGGAATGACGAGTTTATAAAGCATCATAGACAAGCATTGTCGGATGATAGATACGTAAATTATATAGAAATCAAAACAGACAGGACCTGCGACCTTGCTTGTATATACTGCAATGGCTATAGTAGCAGTAAAATTGCACAAGAAGAAGGAATGCAAATACATGATAATACAAAAGAGCAAGATTATGATGTATTCAAAGCATGGATTAAAAATCACATACAACGACAAGATTTTACGCAAGACGAATTAATATTTTTATTCCTAGGCGGAGAACCTACTGCCAGTGAGCGTTTTTATGAGCTAGTTGACTTTATAGAACTATCAGCCAAAGACAGCAACAAACGTATTCGTTTAGAAATTTGTACAAATGCAAACAGCAAAAAGTTTTTAATGGACAAACTAATAGCAAAAATGGACACCAGTAAATTGTCTTGGGGAATTGGCATTAGCAATGAAAGCTATGGAGAAGTTGCTGAGTTTATTCGTCATGGACTAGACTGGAACAGATACGCAGAAAACTTTAAACGATACATTCAACATCCCAAAACAGAATTAATTGTGCTAAGTCCAACTGTTAACATTTTTAACTTAAAAACATTTCCTGAATACATAACTTGGGTATACGAGCAATTTAAAACTCACGCTCCTGAAAAGAAGTTTACTTGGCATGGTAATTTTATTAACTGGCCCAACGAAATGGACATTGCAAATTTGCCAAAAGAATATATCAAATATATAGAGCAAGCAGAAAACGTTGTAGCCGGATATTCTAAAGATTCTAATCATGTGTTTAAAGATGGCTTTTTAACATTCTGTGAAACAATGAAACAACGAATAGGATCTGCGTACAAAGAAGATTACAAGCAGATAGCTCAGAAATTTTTAGAGCAAAAACAAACTGTAAAGAAAACAGATAAATTAATCAAGCTAATGGAAAATTTGGATTTATGACAGACCTTGACAAAATGCCACTAAGAATGTTACAATTAGAAGCGGCTAGAATTATTAGCACAATGCCAGCTACTAATGATAACATATACAAATTTAATAAAGAAAGCAGACACGACAGTACAGGCTGGTACAAGGCTGCTATCAAATGGTATATCAATGAGTACGGCGGCTTGCCCAGCGAAGTTGGTCCAGGCAAAGAAGTAAAATTTATCTACGAAAACAATGAGTGATTTAAAAACAAGTGAATATGACTTTACTAAGATTCCATTTAGTGACTTAGTCAGAGTTGGACAAAGAACAATGCTGTACCGCGATATGTTTACCGTATCGTGGCTATTGGGACGTTACTGCAATTATCGCTGTAGCTATTGCTGGCCATATGCTCGCAGTGATACAAAGGATCACCGCCCAACGCCTTTGATGCTACATACCGTAGATGAGATTAAACGACAGGCTCGCGAAAACGGATTTAACAGTTTTCATTTTAGTTTAAGTGGCGGCGAGCCTACATTCCATCCTGCTTACATCGATATTCTAAATCATCTAAACAACGATGTACACAATACAAACTATACCAGTGTACACATGACATCAAACATGAGTCGTCCCATAAAGTGGTTTGAAGAAAAATATGTGCCAGCAGTTAAGAATTTCCATCGTGCTAGTATCACTGCAAGTTGCCATCGCGAACATGTTAACACAGATAAGAAGGTAGAAGAGTTTGCCGATAAGCTAGTCTTGTGCCAAGAGTACGACACACAAATAACTATTAACATGGTTATGGTTCCTGAGATGTTTGATGAAATATATGACTTGAGTTTATACTTTCATAATAGAGGTATTAACGTTACACTCAAGCCACAAAGCGATCCAACTGCTAGCAGAGTAGTAGATGGTTATACTCCTGAGATGTTAGCCAAGTTACACAATGGTATGCCACAACGTGCTTACACAGAAGAAAAAGCATTAAAGGCAGGATTAGTTGCTAGACCAAAACCAACATATAAAATAGACAAAGCTAACCCACAACGTAAAAAACAAGTAGACGTTGACCCGCATTATCAAGTAGAGTTTATTGACAAAGACGGCAAGCCTTGGTTTATGGATCAAGCTGAACGTTTCAACGCATTTAACTTTAACAACTTCCATGGCTGGGAATGTAGCAGTGGACACCGTAGTATCATTATTAGAGAACCAGATGGCACTGTAAAGCGTAGTTATAGCTGTAGCGAAGTACCATTGGGGCATATCGAAACTGGTTTTAAGTTGTACGATAAGCCAATGCCCTGCGGCGGAAAAAGTTGTGTAAGTAGTGCCGACAGTAAAATACCTAAAAGAGCACCAGGTACTAAGTTACCATTATTCCCAGGAGATACCAGTTATGAGTAAAACATTTTGCATATTGCCATGGATGCATATTCAAACAAAACCAGATGGCCAAATGAAACCTTGCTGTCGCTTTGATGTTAAACATCCTGCTTATAAAACTCTAGACGGTTATGTGTTTGATAAATTTAACGCAGATAAAATGTCCTTTACTAATGCGGTAAATTCTCCAGAATGGACAGAGATTAGAGATTCAATTACTGCCGGAGAGCGTGTCCCTGGATGCAGAAAATGTTATCAAGAAGAAGACTTTCAATTTGCGGCTAATGCAAAAAACGAAAAAAGAAAAATTAAAAGTCTACGCATAAAAGAAAATTGGATGTGGAATGAAAACAATCAAGAAACTGTAAATGACGGTGACAAAACTATTAAACTTAGATATCTTGAATTAGCATTTGGTAACCATTGTAATTTAAAATGTAGAATGTGCCAAGGTACATTGAGCACAACTTGGTACGACGACGATAACGCATTGGCTCCTTATTACCCTGATAGAAAATTTCATACAGACGCAGTTAATGTAGAAAATGATTGGGAACTACATGACTTTAAGTATGCCGAGGAAATAAAATTTACCGGCGGTGAGCCAATGTTGCATCCTAACTTTATTAAAACTATTGATATGATTATATCAACAGGTCGCCAACATTTAATTACATTAGATATCTTTACTAATGCAAGTTGGATTCCTAGAGATAAAGTGCTTGATAGATTAAAACAATTTAAAAAAGTTACAATTAATCTAAGTGTAGACGGTCTGGGCCCAATTAACGATTATATAAGATATCCCAGTGAATGGTCGACTGTTGATGCATCAGTTAAAGAGTGGCTAGCAACAGAACAAGCATATCCAGAGATATTTTTAATCAAGTGGGCTCCTGTTATTAGCGTATTTAATATTTGGCACTTTCACATGATGGTCGATTGGTGGCTAAAGTTACAAACAACATACAAACAAAAAGATTGGTGGGAAAGTCACAGTATTCGTCACAGTCATATTATTAATATTGTACACGATCCAAAATACTTAAAACCGTCTGTGTATCCTAAAAGATTTTTATTAACTAATAAGTTGATCGAACACAAAGATGCTCTTATAGCAGATATGAAAACTAAAGTAAGCGATCCAGAAAAACAATGGGCGTCCGAATTACATATCAACGACATGTATAACAAAGTTCTTGGATCCCTTAATGAAGAAACTGATCCAGAACAAGTTAAAATATTTGTTGAGTATACTGCCGACTTGGATAAAATTAGAGGACAAGACATTAGAGTAGACTTGCCAAATCTATGGAAACGATTTGAAGGACTTGTAGAATATAAAGGAAGAATTAATGGCTGATACATTTTGCCCAATACCTTGGAACTTCCAAGCTGTGCGTAACAACGGAGATATTCGCGTATGCTGTCAAGCTAACGTAACAGAAAACCAAGGGGTTGTTAGACACGAAGATGGTACGCCATACAATGCTGGCAGAGATAACATGGAAGAAGCTCGCAACGCTACTTTAATGAAAGAAGTTCGTAAGAACATGCTAGTAGGCGAGTGGAGTCAAGAATGTGGTCGTTGTCAACAAGAAGAAGCCAG